TCACATTAAGTAATTTAAACTTGTGTAAGGCATTGAAGTATTTCTCTATTAGGGACGTATCCTATCAGATGATTTTGCCGAACAAGACACCAGAAAGTAGCAAGTTTAATGTATGTCCTTTCCCTGTTATAAAGACCTTGTATTTACTCTTTCCTAAGAAAAAGCAGATACCTGTTTTAGGTCAAATGGATACTATGGAAAGCAGGTACAGAAAAGCTACTGTAGACTTTATCTTAGAAACTTATCTTGACGGTTACTTGTATAGAGGGAAACACAATACTCTAACCTATAATAAGCCCCAAGATGTTTCTTCTTTGATGAACATTCCTGAATATGGTTGGTACTACAACAAAAACTATGACCTACGTTTTCTTAACAACGGTACTAGTCTAGCTGTTATGCAATACAGCACTTATTCTGGTGTTGTATCAATGTCTGATTCGAATAGCTTGCTCAAAAGTTTAGACACCGTACTATCAAAAGTTTAAGGTAACATGATGAACAAAACAAATGATAGCTTTTTGCAGGTTCTTAAGGACTGCTCAAAGTATTCTCAAGAAGCACAAGAAATAGTAGGGCGCCTTCTATCCAATAGTTCTACTACGACTGGCGATTTAGGTGTTGAGAATGAAAATATTCTCAGTTCCATTCGTGACATTGCAGTCAAGAACAACTTTACACTGCCCGAAGAACCTAAAGACAAAGATGCTTTGATTAATTCATTGCTTAAACTTGTTATGGTTATGGATAGCAAAAACCGATCGGCGCTTGAAAATATTTCAGCCGCAGATGACGACGAATTCTATGACGGTCAGTCGGTGTTCTCTGATGAAGACGCAGAGGATGATCTACTTATCGCGAACATTCGTGAACAGTTTAGTAATTACTTGCTTGCTAATCGTTTCGCTGATGTAATGTTTCAGTACAGCAATCCTGAATTCTGGCGAACATACAAACCCAAGTTTCGTAAAATCTACGCTACTATGCTGATTGACGAAGCCCGACAACATTCGCTGGATTACCCAGATTTTTGGCATAACTATATTGACTAAGGATTTACCATGCTCGTAGAATCTAAGGTGAGTACTGTAGTCTCTCACACGTTACAGAGTCTAAGTGGTTCATTCGACTCACTAGTCGATGACCTAGCACCTGTTAAACTTTCTGAAAAAGACAACGACCGCTTTGAACAGCGCTTCTTTGCTTCTAAGAAAACTGAGCAGGTAAAAGGCCGTGAGATTCCGCAGTTAGCTATTAACGCTATTGATATCTCTATAATGTTTAACAACTTACAGCGTCTTCTTGCTTACGCTGTAACTAACGGTGGAGTCCTTGAAGACTATTCACCAGAAGACTTACAGTCGGCTTTTCTAAGTCGCTTATCAATGATTAAGTCAGTAACAGACTTGCCAAAAGTTAAAGACGAATTCATTAAAGGATTCCTTGCTACTATTGGTAGCGGTCAATACCACATCATTGAAGAAAGTAAGAAATATAAAGGCGGTAAAGACATTAAGTTTGTCGGTACTCCTAACTACACTAGTGCAGTTTCTTCTGGTTTTACTAGCTACATCGATCAGTACGATGTTAAGCCTATGTCTAACCCTAAGAATGGCACATACGAAACAACTCGCTTGCAGCACTATGAAAGTGAAGTCGCGCAAAATGCTTTGAAGACAATGGATGAAATTCACCAAATGATCTTTGGTAAGGCGTCTGATGTTTCAAATGCTCACGAATGGAAGCAGGCTTCTATTCCAGTAGACTTCGACTTTAAGATGTTGAATCAGGTGTTTGCCCGCAACATGGGTTTCTCAATTGATATCTTTGATTCAATTCCTAATAACCCAGTAATGAATGATACGTACTCATTCTTGATTATGATTGCGCCTGATAGAACTATTGCGGAAGAGTATGCTTCTTACGCTGGTGAATACGCGTACAAGCAAGAAAACCCTGATTCGTACTTGGAGCCTAAAGCACCTATAAACGAAGACTTGGTTACTCGCGAAGCTGCTAAACTTTCGAAGTTTTCTGTTTCGTACTCTATCCACATGCCTAAAGAGTTTGTTGACTATATTTCTCAAACTACAGACGGCTCACTTAACTACTACGCGTTAAGTACTTGGGTTACGCAATGGTCACGCGTATATATGCGTACTAAAGGTTCTGCTACTCATGGTGCGCAATGGAACAAGATTCCTCGTTACATTGTTCCAGCTTCTAAGAACAGCATTCTTATTAAGCACCGCGAAGAGAACGGCTATCCACAAGACCCAGGTCGTGTAAACGAAGATCGTATTTGTGTGTCCCCTCGTGGACTTCTTAGCTTTATGCCTCGTGCTGATGACGTTGATTTAGATAACGCGGCAGAATACGAAGCTAAGATGGAAGATGCATTGCGTGCCTCATACGCAGCAGGTGCTCCTCTTACTGAAAGCAAAACGCTTCTAAGTAAAGCATTCGCAGTAGCAAAGCAAGACCCAAATATCGAAAAGTCTGTTCGTAGCAGTAAAGAAGAACTTTCTCGTTTTCGTGGTTCACTAATCGCGTTTAACTGGGACTACAATGTTTTTCTTACTACTGGTACTGGTAGCCCATTCACTCAGTTATCAACCGATATGAATGGTACTACTACACCAAGCGCACTGGCTATTTCTGATTACCTTGGTTACGATTTCTCAGAAGAAGGCGAACGCCGTCAAGCTAAGACGTTTTTAGAAACTCTTAACTACATGGTGCCTGGAACTGACTTTGCAGAAATGGTTGGCGAAAAAGAATTAAAGGCTACGTCTATCTATGACGGTCGGGATATCTCTAGTCTGTTTTCTTTCGTCTACTCTAAGCAATTTAAAAACTTGCTACAGACTATGGTATTCTTATCACGTAAGAATGCTATGCGTGACTTGCAGGTCATCATAAAAGAAGCTATGCAAGAGCTAGACCTTACAGACCTGTCTAGTTCACCTCTAGACCGTACTTTATATAGTAAGTATCTAGATGAACGCGGCAATCTGTTAGTTAAAGATGAAAACTCAGAAGCTAACGTTATCTATGTTCTTCTTCTAGATGCAATGCGTGATGCTACTGCAACGCCGGGTACTAACCTATACAAGATTCTTGTTGATGAAGTTGGTATCGATAACGCTCACACAGAAGCTCGTGACCATAACGCTTACTTCCACCCGCAGTCTAGTTCGATGTATGAGTTTGGTAACTTGTACAACTACTTAGGTGGTCTTGTATTTAAGAAAGCATGTGAAGCGATTACCAAAGCAGACGTTAAGCTTTTAACTAAGCCTCTTCAAGAGTTTAACCCAATTATAGGTGGCTATTCATTACCATTTACTACAGTTAGTCGTGTTATCATGCCTCTTGCGTTTATGTATTCAAAGTATGTACCTAACGCGGTAGATATCTTTAGACAAGCGGAAGAAGAAGCAGAGTCGTATCAGCCTGATGAATCGATTGACGTTGAAGATATTCGTATGCCGGGCATTGCTGAGGGCAGTCAAGTATTCCCTCACCAAATTAAAGCTCACAAGTACTTACGTCGTAAGCCAAAACATGCGCTTCTAGATATTCACCCAGGTGGTGGTAAAACTATTACGCTGTTGTTAGATATTGGTTCTATGGCAGCAGAAGCAGGTGAGCCTATCAAGCCCATCATCATTTCACCAGACCGTCTATGTGCTAACTGGAGTGAAGACTTGGCGAAGATTACTAAAGGTACTTGGAATGCTGTTCCTATTACCAAAGAGTCTTTCGAAACTTGGGGCATGGAACGTTTAGAAGAGCTTGTCCGTAACGCTCCTCGTAATACAATGTTCTTCACTGGTATTCACTTCTTAAAAAATGGTGCGCAAGATATTTCTTACGGCCCTCAGAAGTTGAAGCTTTACGGTGGTACTGAGTTTATTAAACGTCTTGGCTTTAACTATGTGGCTCTTGATGAATCACATAAAGCAAAAACATTTGACCCAGCAGCAGGTAACGTGTCGGCAGTACACTCTACTGTTAAACAAATATTTACAATGCCTGGGGTTTTATACACTCGTTTGCTTACTGGTACATTCATTCACGGTCTACTAAAAGATGCTGTAGGACAAAGTGCTTTGTTCTCTTCTCACATCTTCCGTACACCAGATGACTTTGCTATCGATGCCGATGAACCTGATGGTGCTGTTCGTGTTCGTAGTAAGCTAGGTCAACACGCAGCGGTTATTACTGTTAAGCGTAAAGAATGGGCCTTCATGCTTCCGAATCCAATTGACTCTTTCTTAGAGATTGAATTGGATGACGATAAAGACCCATACAACGAGGTTTTCTTTAAGACCTACATGGCTCTGTTAGAGCAAACGTTTGACGAACTGAATGCTGCTATCAGTAACGCGTCTAAAAAGAAAAAGACCGAAGATAGCGAAGACAACGATACTGTCGATTTAGATTTTGATGAAGATGACGAATTGGCAATGATTGACCCGATGAAGTTTGACGGTCACATGCAACGATTGGAACAGATTCTTACTGACCCTTGGGGTGATGAAGCTTTCCAAGATGCGGCTAAAGCTGCTAACGTTCCAAGTGATTATCAGACACCAAAGGTTCGTGCCGTTGTTGAACGTCTAGACAGACACTTCAAAGTTGATAAGTATTCAGGCGATTATAATGCAACTGCTGTTATTCAACATTGGGAGCCGGGCATGAAAGTGCGTGAGCTTGATGTTGTTGAATATGAAAAGCGTCGATTCATGCGCCGTCGTCTAGAGACAGATGAAGTATCGTTGAAACGTCGTGAAACACCAGCTAGCGTAATTCCTCCTACAGAAGATACAGAAAACTGGAAAGAGGAAATGCATGGTAAGGTTCTTATCTTCTGTCGTTATACTCGTAGTACCGATGCTATCTATGCAGCTTTACCAGAGCGTTACAAAGGTATGGCTCGAAGATTCCACGGTCAGTTAGATGACAAGTGGCAACAAATCGAAGACTTTAAGAACGACCCAGAAGTGCGTATTCTGATTGCTAACGAACAAGCAATTTCAGAAGGGCACAACATGCAAATGGCTTCACGTATTATTCGTGTTGAAACGCCTTGGTCGCCAGGTGACTACGAACAGTCTACTGCACGTATCTTCCGACCTGACCCGTCTGCTGCTAAGATTGTAGATGGTAAGCCTGGGGATATGCGTCGAGAAGTTATCTACATCGATTGGTTAATCACTAAGAGTTCACTAGAGGTTGCCAAGATTGCACGTTTGATGTGGAAGACAATAGACAAAACCAAGTTCGATGAAAAAGGTAACCCACGTTACGATGCGATTATGGAAATGACTCTTGACCCAATCAAGATGAACATTCCTACTCTCATCAAAGCGGCTACTGAGGGCATTGCTGGTTTTTGGGAACACTTCGAAGCTAAAGCTAAGCTTAATGCTATTGAGGGTCAAGAGTTCCACGAAATGCGTAAGACTACATTGGCAACGATGCAGAACTTACCTATTGTACCTATCGAAGAAGACTTTGCTAGAATAGACAATGTGCCTATCTTAGCGAACCAGAAGATTCCTGATCCAGACGGTTTTGGTCTAATCGATTTTCCATCATGGTACGGTCAGTGGACGGAGAAGAACTTCGATAACAATATAGAAGCTCTTCTTAATGTAACAGAGCAAGACGTTACTAAACTGATTCGTGGTCTTCCTGTTCGTACTGAGTTTGGTACAGGTACTGTAGTAGGTTGGTCTAAAAACTTTATTATGCGTGATGGTAAGAAAGTTATTGACCCGCGTCAGCCTGTTTCTGTTCTACAGATTCGTTACAACGCAAACGATGAATTGGGTAAAGTTGATAGTCGTAAAGTGTTTGTTGCTGCCAAAGTATCACAAGCAGATTTAGACAGATTCTTCAAAACCAATAAGCCTTGGGCTACTGAAACTGAACGTAAGCGTATTGAACGCGAAGCACGTAAAGCTAAGCAAGCCGAAGATGCCCGTCGTGAGCAAGAAGCTGCACGTAATCGAGAAATCGAGAAGAAACGTAAGCAGCAAGACCGCTTGGACGAGAAGAAGAAGAAACGTGAAGAGAACATCAAAGAAGGTCGTCCTGTTAATGCAGGAATTACCAAAGTTTCTGAACTACCTAAAGATAACACTGGTAAAGTACAGACTGTTGATGATTCAGGTAAGCCAATTAAAGATATGAACATCGAAGTTATTGCTTCTGTCTATAATGGTTTCCTTGCGCTTCACGTTAACGCTGATGACCCAGATGCGGCAGACTTGAAGAGTCTAGGTTTTGCACCGTTTGGTGAATTTGCTTACTGTGAGTTCCAGCGTTATATGCACTTCGAAAAAGCTCTAGACTACATTGAAGATAACATCGGATATGATCAGCCTAGTGCAAACCGTCTTGGTGCTGTAATGGACGCGTTTGAAGAAGAAACTCGTACTTTAGGTTTCAATCTTCAATTAGCTGTTAAGGTACAAGCAGACTTACCTAACTTCTTCCGTACTAGACACCGTCAGTCTCAGAACAGAAAAGTTATCAAAATCTATCCAGCTATCTTAGATGATCGTTTACGTCTAACAGTGGATATGAAAACTAACCCGTTAATGCAAAAGCACATTGGTAAAACAATGCCGGGCGCTGGTAAATTTGGTAAGTGGAAACTTCACCCAGGCATGGCGGTCTTCTTTGCTGTGAACAGAACTAACGCGAAAGCTAAGATTCGTGATTTACGTAAAGCAGGTTATACCATTACTAACATGGAAGAACTTGCAAAAGACTTAGCTCAACTTAAACCTGTTCGTACCAGAGAACACAATCGAGAACTGCAAGGGAATTAATCCCTTGCTTTCTCTTAACAGGAGTCACTATGGTTAACAGACGACTTATTCAGAATCAGCAAATGATTTTGAAAGCATTAGGTTACTATACAGGCAAGTGTGATGGTATTTGGTCTAAGCAGACTATTGCAGCAAAGCAAGAGTTTGAAAGAAGTCCCAAATTCAAGCCTGCATATCCGAATGGTGGTATGCCATTTGAACTTAATGCTAACAGTAAGTTTCCTACAGGAATTTATCTTGACCCAATGAATCGTGGATATCTGAAATGTGATGAACTGACAGATGAACGTATTCGTGAGTGGTTAGGAGATTTGCCTGAAGTGTATGATAATCGTCGCGAAACAGTGAAGGCAGAAAAGCTCGAAGATGTTGTTCAGGCTCAAAAGTCTAAACCTGTTGAAGACAAAAAAGATTCAGAAGATAAAGATTCGTCTAAATCTTCTAATCAAAAGACCCGTAAATTACCGGGTTAACAAAGGGGAAGCTTCGGCTTCCCTTTTTCGTGTCTGCAATATGAAAAAGTGTAAAGTACCATTGAGTTCAATTAACTGATAAAAGCCCAATATGTCTCAGACTTATATTGATTTTGATTTTGAGTTTAAAAATCGCTACGTTGAACGTGTTGAAAAGTTTGGCGGCGATTTGGCACTACTCAAACATAAAGCTAAAAAGCCCGCTGGTAAAATTCTCTTTGTGTTGGATCATGTTCCTACCGAAGACTTAAAGAATGGTGAGATACTAAGCGGCTACACTGATAGTGTATTCTTCGGTCTTACGGATTTAGCGTATGACTACTATCAGTCAGAATACAGCATTGATGAATTCGATTATCTTATCGTAAACTTCAATTGTTTTAAGACTTACAAGGAGTCCGAAGATTTTCAAAACGAAGCTAAGCTAGAGTTTAGCAGAAGATTGAAGAAGATAATAACGGACTACAAACCTGACATTGTTCATACCTTTGGTAAAGACCCGCAATACGCACTCAATAGAGAAACGATATTGGAGTTTAAGAACTTCGATCAACACTTTTTAGGTGTGCCTGTCGATACCAGTGTAGAGTACCAAAATAAATCACATGAGTTTAAGCATGTTGCTAGTCTAAGCTTTAACTCCGTTCTTGAATCTAGGTCTAACCCTACAAACACTCCAAACTTACTTGGTTATATGGCACGTAACTTAGTTACCACCTTAGATGGTGGTGATTTGCGTTATGCGATACCTTTTGTAGCAGACGAGAAAAAGCGAAACTACAAAATCGAATACGTAGATACTATTGATAAATTCAAGAAGTGTCTAAAACGAATGGCTAAAGCTGAAATACTCGCAATCGATACAGAGACAGACGGCTTGTACAGGGTGTGTAGTAAAATACAAACTGTTCAAATGAGTGACGATGGTAAGACAGCGTTTATCATACCTATTTATCACTATAGCACACCGTTTACTCCTTCTGAGCTAAAGCTTATTCGTAGTCTGTTTAGAAAGTTCTTTGAAAAGCAAGCACGTAACCGTTTCCAAGTTTATACAAATGCCCAGTTCGATTTGAACATCATGCGTAGTAACTTTGGTGTTAGATACTATCGATGTGATGTGTGGGATATACAGGCTGGTGAGTTTGCAATGGACGAGAACATGAAGTTCTTAGGTACGTTGCTTGGTAATGGTTATTACAGCTTGGCAAACCTGTCTATGCAATACGGTTGTAGAAGTTTCTATACCAGTTCGTTTGGTAAAGAAGCACGAGCTACAATTCATCAAGTAGACCTAGACGAACCTGTTCTTGAATACTGTAGTCTGGACGTTATTGTTCCTTGGCACATCTACTACAAGCAAATAGAACGCGCTAAAGATATTGACTATAAGCTTTATGAAAAGCTGGTGGGCAATCAGATTAGTGATCAGATTCATACGTTTAGCTGTCTGGAATCTACAGGTGCGTATGCTGATGTAGAGTACTTGTTCAAGCTTGAACATCCTAACAGTCCTATTAATACAGAGATTGCTAAGATTGAAGCTGCTATCTATACGTCAGATGCAGTGCGTAAAGTTAACGAGTTAATATCTAAAGACCGTAATGTTCCTAAGCATGGTCTATTTGGTAAGACTACAGCAAAAGAAAACTTTTCATTAAACAAAGAAGAACACAAACAAATGTTGTTCTTTGATGTTCTAGAGCTAGAACCTGTTGGTGACCCTGGCAAGAAGAAACGAGCTAATGGTGACTTGCAATACAAACTAGATAAAGACTTTCAGAAGTTCCACAAAGACAACAAGATTGTTTCGCTTTATACAGAATGGCAGAAGGCTAACAAGTTAAAATCTGCTTACGTTAAAAATCTGTTGAAGTTGTGGGCTACTAACGAAGACTTTAAGTTCGACCAACGTATTCGACCGAGATATAGCTATCAAAAAGTTGTTACTGGACGAACATCTGCATCTGACCCGAACTTGCAGCAGATTCCAAGTCGTAGTGAGCTTGGTAAACTCATTAAACGTATCTTTGCCTCTAGACCCGGCAAGCTGTTAATAAAAGTGGATTACTCTGCTCACGAAGTACGTGGTTGGTCTATTATCTCAGGCGACCAAGGCGTTGCAGACTTGTTCCAGACTGGTGCTGACTTACGTAACAGATTCAGAGCAGTTCCTGATGAACTGATTGCTCGACGAATAGTAGACGAAGGTGACGTTCACCGTTTGAATACTAGTTACTTCTTTGGTATTCCAATTACTATGCGCGAGAAGATTGCAGAATTACGTAACTCAGTTAAGACAGTAATCTTCGGTCTAATCTATCAACAAGGTGATAAAGGCCTTGCTGCTTCTTCTGGAAGAACAGTAGATGAAATCGTAGACTTGAAAGCTAAGTTCTTAAAACGTTTCCCTGTTGGATTGAAGTGGTTCGAGAAAATTAAAAACTTTGCACGTAAGAACCTATTCGTTGAATCGCCAGTTGGAAGACGTAGACACTTGTGGTCTTTGATGCTGCCTTCTGAATATCCTAACTTTGGTTTCGTTAACTCTAGCCAAGAGCGTAGATCGGTTAACAGTCCAGTGCAGGGTTTTGGTTCTGACTTAATGATGATTGGAATTAGAAACATTAACAGAATGATGTATGAGCATTACGAAAAGACAGGTCACTACCCTGATATGCACCTATCTGTGTCTGTGCATGACTCGGTTACAGTTGAAGTAGGTTACGAAGACGTTTGGTTAGCTCTTGATTTGATTGAGCGTGGATTGACTACAGAAGTAGTTAAGCAAGTTCAAAACCGCATCAAAGGGTTTACTTTCACATCGTTACCAGAAATCGATTTTGAAATTGGCGCTACTGAGAAACATGTGAAAGGCTGGGACTTCTCGTATGAAGGAATTAAAGATATCATAAAGCAAACGCTTAAAGACCAAGTAGAGGACTTAGGGCATTCTGATTTAGATATCGATGCAGCGTATCACACAATCATGGAAACTCAATACGATACCATGCCTGACTGGATGAAGAAACAACTCTGGTCTAACGGTATTGATATTGAATCCAAAGGCGAAGACATACGTTCTAAGAAAGACAAGCAAGAAGCTAAGAGCTTTGTGTCAGAGATTAAGGCTAACCTTTCTAAGCTTGCTAAGCTTAAAGCATCAGAAGAGAAGAAAGGAAAAGAGAAATCTTTCAAACACAAACGCCTTATGCAGATTGCACGTAGAGAGTCAGAGCGCCTTAAAGCCCTCGAACAATATAGAGAGGAAATGGCTGAGTAATGGAAAGCAACGATTTAGATTTACTTACCACTATATCTAATCGTCTGAATGAAATGTTAGCGGCAGACCGCAATGTAATAGAAGCAATATTTATGCCTATCTACGTTTGTTCTGTCGCTCTATCTCAGACTGACTGCCACTGTTTTAAAATAGACGATACTAGATTGTCTACAAACGTATTTGGTGTTCTGCTAGGTGCAATGCCTTTAGAAACAGATAGATATACTCTTACAGTAGACTTTGTTCATGGAAGAATTGCAGGTTTTCACGTAGAAGACACACAAACTGTAAATAGTAAGAATTCAGATATGGAAGATAAATAATGACTGACGTAAAAAGAAAACGTACACGGTCTTCTAAGACTACTAAGACGCGAGCCTCCACCCGCAAACCTAAAACATCTAGTAAAGCAGTTAGCAACGAAAAGCTGTTTAAAATCCAGATTAATGAAAAGCTAAGCTCTAACTCGTTTAGCTTTGAAATAGAAGGCAAGACCCTTTCTTCTTTGCTTGATAGCCTTACTGTTATTACTGGATTCGTTAACGCTAACAACGTTATGCGCAAGCACTTGTTTGTTGCATACGAAGGTTTCTTGTATCTAGTAGGTTATTCTACGGATACGCACATTGCTATTAACACTGGAATAGAAGTTGATGTATCAGGTTGCTTTAACATTGATGCGGAAATTCTAAAGCGTGTTATCAACAAGCGCGGTGCAATGCAATGTGACTATGACGGTTCTGAACTTAAAATCGTATCGGGTAAATTCAAGTCTGCATTGAAGACTAACCCAATAACTGTTGACCAGATTCCAGCAGTGAATGAAATCTTTGTTGGTATCTCTAGAAAAGATGCAATTGGTTCTGAGTTATTAAACAGATTGCGTGTAGCTTCACAGCGTACTCGTGTTATCGATCACCACGACGATAAAGCCGTTAGTCCTATGAACATCAGCATTAAAGACGATAGACTTACTGTTGCTGTTGTTAATCGATGGGTTATCAACCTAATGGAAGCTGACTTGTCTTCTGGTATGGGAAGAGACTTCAATCTAGTTATCTCTAGCGATATCTTCAATGTAGTTAACCGCGTACTGTCCGAAGATGACGAAGACACAGCAAGCTTCTTTGTTGAAGAGTCTGGATTTAGAGTTCTATCAGATAACGTACTTATAGGTCTTCCTCCTCTACAAGAGTTGGATACAAAGATGTTAGACCACGTTATTGAAACTTTCTCAGATTACGAAAATGCCCCAACTGACGGCATGTATTCTATTCCAGTCAAAGACAGCTTGGATACGTTAGCCAGCATTGGAACTCTAATGACTTCTAATCAGAGCGGGTATGTTAACTTGAATTTCGGCAAGTCAGGTGTTGAGTTTGCATTCAGCAATGAGCACGGCGATGTATCAAACATTATCGACTACTCTAAAGTACCTAAGACAGTAAAGAAGAACGAAGTAGCTATTCACCCTAAGATACTTGCTGACGTTCTTAACAATGTCAAAGAAGGCAGCGTAATGTGTAAACTTAAACATCTTGAAGGCGACTCGCCTACAGCTATTACAGTATACCATAAAATGACTGATGACTTTGGCACTATCAATATTAGACAGACAGCTTCATTGAAACAGTAGTGAAGAGTCCGTTAAAAGATATCAACAAGACTTTTAGTTTGAAGCAAGAACCTGAGTTGAACACTTTTGTTAACTTGGGTCTTGCACCTAATGGTCGCCAGCATATAGCACTGTTTTATAATTCGACTCTAGATTACAAAGACCTCACTGTTCTTCTAGATACTAAAATGCAGCATAGCATTGAATGCATTCAGTATCTGATAGAGTCCGACGAAGAAACGGTTGTTGGGTCTCTTTTTATAGTCAACTCTAAGAAGCTTATACTAAAACAGTCTTCTATGACTATATTAGATAGCACCCTTTCCGAAATGCTACAGTTAAAAACAGAATCCTTTGGTGGTACGTATGCGTACTCAGATAGTGAGGGTTCATTGCTGTTAGTCCCAGACACTCCTAACATAAACAAATTTGTGGTACTTTAAATGTCTGCACAAGATGATCAAGTACGGTCCCTTTTAAGAAGAGATACAAGATACAAAAGACTTAAAAGTACTTTTGATACTTCTGACCTTTTTCAAATACCATTCGATGAATACAAAGACGAATTGAAAATGCTACACAAGACACGCATGATACATAAGCTGTCGCCTGGGCATCCTAACTTTGTAAAGAATCTAACAGAAGCTGCAATCAAAGACACAACTAACAGGCATCGATATAGTGAGATACTTGTTTCAGCTACAGAAGCGCATGTGTCATTAAGTAAAATGATTGAGGCTTTTGAATCTTATTTTTTAGTTCGATACAGCCAAGACATGAAGCACATACGTACTAAAGAAGAACGTAAGGCTTTTATTAAGGCAGTAATGAACAAGTTCCATGAATATCTGAATGATACTCATGAGTTAATTACAATTCTTAAAATATACTTAGAAGATATCGATAAGGCTAGCTTTACAGTCAAGCACCTGATTGATGCTTTCCAGATTCTTGCTAAGCGCGATTATACGGAGATAGGCTAGTGGAATTTATAGATGGTTTTGATTTTGAAAATTTTCGTCAATATCACTTTCAGTACAGATTGCCTATGTTAAAGGCTAATCAAGTTCCGTTAACGTATTTAGCGTGGTGTATTAAAAATGGAAATCAATAACGTTCCATCAGGTCAGACTTATCATGTAGAATTTAATTCAGAGCGTCAGCGTTTAAATTACTGGACGTATGCGCTTAGGTACTCTAACTCTTTGAATACAGTAGGCATTGTCCCTACTGGTGGATTAGACCATGGAAGCTTTTCATTTTTTCAATCACCGTTTCATGGGGAGTGGAGCAATCAACGTTCTTGTATAGTAGACTTTGATGACCCAAACATGGGCCCTATGGATAAATATGTAAACTTGCTTGAAAGAACTTATGTTGATAAGGTTTTCACAAGTATGGATATTCCAGAGCCGAGAGTTTCTACACGTTGTAATAAGATATATTGCAGCATACTGTTTCATATAGCTAGTCAGGTGTTCAATGAGCGATAAGATTTATCTACGCGCAAAGATGTATATCCCTATCGATTACATTGATGACGAAGATTTGAAAAAGCATTATGACCACCACCGTTATGATGATATGATTTGCAAAGACTGCGAATTTAGACGTATTAGATTTACCGAAGAGTGTGCGTCGTGCGAATTAGGTGGATACTTAGGTTGCACTAGAACTTGGTCTACTCACGTTCATAAAGGTGTTACTTATGCAGCACTACCTATCGGTGACCGTTTAAAAATCGAAGACAAATTTGGAATCGAGTATAGTCAATTCAAAGTAGTTGATTTACGTACTGATAAGAAGTTCACAGTTCCCGTCAAGTTTACGGGTTCTTTACGTGAAAAGCAGATTCCTTTAGTAGAAGACTGGGCAGAAGCAAAGCATGGTATTATCAAAGCTCCGCCTCGTACTGGTAAGACAGTTACTTCAATTGCTATCGGGATAAAGATGGGTAGACGTATGGTTATTGTTGCTGACCAGCGTGACTATCTGAATAACTTCTTAAAAGAAATCGTAGCGCATACCAATCTGCCTCAGCTTGAAGAGAAGTACGGCAAGAAGCTTTACGGTTGGATGAATTCAAAGTCTGACTTCGAAGAGTTTCAAATTGGCATCATGACGTATCAGTCATTGATTAGTGACAAGAACGGCAAGAAGCGTAAGAAGTGGTTGAACGAAAACTTTGGTACTCTATGGATAGATGAAATTCAAAAGGCAAACGCCTCAGAATTCTCTAGACTAGTTAGCTCAGTTCGTACCAAGTTTAAAGGTGGTTGTACTGCTACTGATAAACGAAAAGATAAAAAACATTATCTTGTACGTGAGCTTGTAGGTCCTACGGTTGCAGAAGCAAAGATAGAAACTATGACACCAACTATCTATGTTCATGAAACTCATAAAGTAGTACCTAAAAACAAACGCGCTTATCAAAGTAAACATCCTAGCGCTTGGACTGGTGCAATGCGTTTCCTAGCAACTCACAAGAAACGTAACGATATGATTATAGATATGCTTCTGAAAGACCTAGAAGCTAATCGGTCTATTGTGTTTCCTGTCTATACTGTTTATCACTCTGATGAAATAGTTAAAACAATTAACAATGCTTGGGGTAGTACTATTGCAGCCCAGTTTGTTGGAGGCGCTACTAAGAAGCATAAAGACTTACGTGAACAAATTCTTGATGATGCTCGTTCAGGTACTATTCGATTAGTGTGTGGTACTCGTAGCTTATTGCAGGTGGGTTTGAACGTACCAAGATGGGACACTCATTACTACGGTATGCCTATGTCTAACGAACCAAAGTGGGAACAGGAATCTTCTCGTATTCTAACTCCTGCATCGGAAGATGTACCAAAGCAATCGCCAATCATTAGAATGTTTGTTGACCCAGAACTAGGTCAGTCTATTGGTTGTTTTAAGTCTACTTGGAGACACAGCAACAACTTAGGTTTCAAGTTTAGCAGACAAGCACTTGACTGGTATTCTGAAAACGTAGGTATGACAGGCAATGAGTATGGAAAACACAACGTTGACTATTCTGAATACTCTGAAAGTGAAATTCGCGAATTAGAAACAATGGCTAAGACACGCAAGCAAAAGAAAGCAAAGTCAAAGCCCATGGAAAAGCCGTTATTGCGTAGTTGGTAAAATACTGTAAATAGAGTCTATGATTACTTTTAAATACGATAAGCACATACTAAAAATAATGCAGGCTAGAGGTTTAGATAACTCTGTCCTGCAAGGCTCTTCAATCAAGTTTGAACTGGAAGAAAGTTTAGTACAGTTTAAACCTGTAATTCGAGAAGATATAAAGTCTAACATTATCTCAGTAGCCCAGCAGTTAACTTCCGCGAAGAAGCTAATATCTGACCCACTATCTGAACCTACTATCGCCTGTGTAAACAGTTATCCATCTGATTTACGCGCTAAGTGTTTTGCAGCAACTGTAATGGAAAGTGCGGCATTTGATTACACTGACCCTGAAAGCAAGTGCAGAAGTAAGCCACTCTGGTATAGAATGTACTCCGATACTTCTTACGGCTATATAGATAAGATACGTGATCAGAAGCCTTCTCTTCTAATTTTAAGCAATGTCACCGATGACTCTACTCCTCAAAGAATAGAAACACTAAGAGACATTTTAACGTACTTCGATAAAATACCGCGAATCGTAGTACACTCAGGTAACAACCCAGTTGAGTTCTTTAGCAAGAGACTGTATATGCAATTAAACCATGCTATACGTATAGGTCCTCAGAATAAAATTGGTTCTTTAAATTTGGATATATAATGAAAAAAGTAAACGTCTTCTATAAAGCAAGAGCAGGCTTATTCGGTTTAAACTTCTTCTCTTTTGACTTGGCAAGTAAGCAAATACAAGAACATCGTATTAAACCTTTTGGTGTTTACTACTACCGATATGTTCACAGTATGCGCAGCCCACTTCCCATTAAAGACTACGTAACTCCCGAAGAGTATGAACGTCTTTGGATAAACGAAGCCATGTTAGAGGCTCGTAAAGTTCAAGTTGATGGTGGTTCTCATAGTGATGTTCCAGACATTGCGGTTTCTTACTTTAAATCAGAAGGCGTGTACGGCGGTGCTACTGCAAAAGAAGTAATCGAGTCTAATCTAGGAACTAAAGAACAGGCTTGGAAGAACAGCATGGAAACCATGTTATCTAAACGTAGCAGTTCTAAAGAGTTTGAACTTATTCAGTCTAAACTCAAAATGGACATTCCAGACCTTGTTGACCACCTTTATAGCAAGTACTCAGAAGAAACTCCTTCTTTTGCACTAACTGAATACTTTTCTCTTGTGGCTTGTATTCAAGAAAGCAAAATTAAGGATGGTGCGGTTATTACTACTAAGATGCCCGCTTATTTGGTAGAGTCTCTAGGTTATACAAGTCTTGATATTATTTCGCATTCTCAGGTTTCGTATAAGAACAACACTATCAAGATTTCGTATGAAGATAAATCTAAAGAAGTGTTCAAAGCTTTAGAAGCTTGGAAAGTTCTTACTCAACAAGATTTGCCCATATCTGTATACGCAGTTGAGGGTATAATTACAGGTATCAATAATGTTACCTTAATCGAGTCTACTGTTGAACTAGAAGAGGTGTATCCTGTTGCATTGTCTTCTAACACAGTAGAACTTCACTACAAGGAAAAAGGAAAATAAATCAATGAGTGAGCTGGAACGTCTAAACGCATTCTTACAAAACAAAAAATTAGACATACCTAGTAATCGTAGAGTTGTAGACAAGCACGGTGCAAACCTTGCTTGGTTGCGAAAGCATCTGCATGTACGAAACGAAGTACCAGAAGACATAAGCGCTTTGCTGTCGAAAGATATCGGTCAGCTTAATCGCTAGACTGCTTAAATTGATTAGGAGGCGTTTGCCTCCTTTAACTATATTGGAGACTAATGTGACTCTTCCTGTTGTATATGTTCCTAAAGACTTTAACGGTCTAGACGAAGCAACTCTTAAACTCAAAATCGATAAAGCCTATGATGAATTGGAAAAGCTAGCTTCGATTAAAACAGAAGTAGTAGAAGCCGTTACACCTTACAGTACGGAAGACATTGAAACGTCTGAGCGCTTCAAAGCAATTTACATGGACACTTACGACGAGTTTGAAAGACTTCTCAGGGAGTTGCAGGTTGCTTCTGATACTGATAAGCGTAGAAGTCGTAAACGTGAAGAATATCAAAAAGATATAGATAGACTGGATGATGTAGTTCATAAGCCTAACGCAAAAGTCAAAAAGCTTTGTAAGAAACTATTCTACAAGATATCAAACAGAACCCATCCTGATAAAATTGACCCGAATAGCCCGCTAGTTAATTACTACTATGAAGCTAAAGGTGCATACTCAGTTTTAGACATACATGCTCTTGAACAAATATGGGAGCGTGTAAAGAATAAGTCGGATAGAGCAAGAGCAATTGCAGAAGCTCGCCGACTCCAACCTGCGGAACTAACTGCATACGAAGAACTTGAAGCTAGGGTTATCTCTCTTCAAACAGAATTGAAAAACGTAGAGTACGAGATATCAGAATTTAAACAAGATGAATTCTATTTTGTTATTACTATGTACCTTCAAAACGGTTCAGTTCCTGCTTCTGGTTTGTATCGCTCTATTCTTAAAGAAACAATTCAGTTCTATAAAAGCAAAATCAAAGAATACGAAAGAAAGATTAAAGATTTAAAAGGTGGCTATTTCGAATTTGATGTAGAAATGGATATACCAAACCCTGCTGAGCCTGATTCTTCTTTCGATTTCTTTGAATAACGGTTTACTTACTCTCTTAAAGTTTTATAATTTTATATAAAGATTGCTGTGAAATTCAGCCTTTATATAGTCCTTTTAGGGAGTAATTATGTCTATCATAAATCCATCTAATCCAGCTTACGGGGTATACACTTATATCAAAGATTTAAGTGAACGCCCTGCAAATGCTCCAAGCTCTATTGCAGCATTTGTTGGCGGCGCACCACGCGGCCCTGTAGGTCAACGTACATTGGTAACTGATTTCGCAGACTATAAAGCACAATTTGGTGCTGGCGGTCCTGAATTTGGTTATATGTACTATTCAGTTGAACCTTTCCTTTACCAGTCTAGCATGTGCTATGTAACTCGTGTAGTTAACAAAGCGCTGACAGCCGGTACTTACCTTACAGTTGACGATGTTAATGCTCAGAACCCTCAGTTGGCAATGAGTAACTGGACTAATCAAACAACGAATGATCCAGAAGGCATCGAAGACCCTCTTAATACACTTGGCTTTACCCCAACAACTCCAGGCGTTTCTAACTTGGTAGCGTACTTCTGTGCTGCTGACCCAGGTGAATGGAACAACGGTGTCGTAGTTCAAGTACGTCCATCTAATCCTGCTGGTGTTGCTATTCGCGGTAACGGTCATAACCCATTACACTTCTACGTAGATGTGTTTGCTGCTAAAGCTACAGGTCAGACGCGTCCTGATGAATCGTTTCTTGTTACTCGTCATCATGAAGTTGATGAAGAAGGCAATCAGCTATTCATCGAAGATGTTATTAACAAGAAGTCTAAACTGATTCGCGTTAAGAACAATGACCTGTGTTCAGAATTCCAAATCGTATCTAAAGCTAGCATTGTTCTAGACGGCGGTAGCGACGGTCTTCCAGTAACTAACGATCAAATCATCGAAGCTTGGCAAGAGCATTACAGCGACCCAGAAGAAGTCGATATCGATATTCTTGTTAACTGCGGATATACTCACCACACTGTACATCATGCATTAAATGAAATCTCTTTAGGTCGTGGCGATAGTGTTGCTATCCTAGACTTACCTAGCGATAAGCAAGAAGTAGCAGACGCGATTAACTACAAGAACAACATTCTTAATATGTCTAGCCGTGCTAGTGCTATTTATGGAAGTGACGTTCTCGTATACGATTCGGTTAATGACCTAGAGCTATATGTACCACCAAGCGGTTATGTAGCTGCATCATTTGCCAAAGCTGATAACAATCGTGCGCTATGGTTTGCTCCTGCTGGTATCGAACTAGGTACTCTTGAAATTCTTGGTACTCGTGTTCACTATGATCAAGGTGCTCGTGATGCATTGGATAAGGCTCAAATCAATCCAATTCGCAAAATGCCTCGTGGTGGCGGTTATGTCATTTGGGGACAACAAACTACTCAGAAAGATGCAACTGCATTCCAGTACGTTAACGTTGTTCGCCTAGTAAACTACGTTCTTAAAACTGCACAGCGTTCAGCACTGCGCGGTGTGTTCCGTCCAAACGATCAGTTACTACGTGATAGAATTCGTGGTATTGCTGATTCAATTCTAGAACCTATTCGTTTAGGTCGTGGTGTTTACGAGTATCAGAACATTTGTGATGAACGAAACAACACTAACGATACAATTGCCAATGGTGATCTAGTTCTAGATATGGTAATGGACCCTGTTATCGCGGCTAAGCGAATTCACGTAACGTTCAATGTGAATCCAACTGGTTCACGCGCAACACTATAAGGTAAATTTTATGGGTATGGAATATAAGCTCGAACAACTTATCTCTAACTTAGAGAAGTTGTCGGGTATCAATGAGCAATCCGAAGATACACCTATTGTTATGCGACATACCGACGTTTCAACTAATCGCACATACGCTATTGTATGTGCGCAGGGAGAGCCTATTAATATGGTTCTTCCTATGAACGTCGTGTGGATATGCTTTAGGCCTGACAGTATGTTGTACCGTAAAGCACTTCGTAGAATATCTAAAGACCCTGGTATTTTTCAATCTGAAAACATTACGCAAGATTGGGAAGTTCTATACTTCTATGAAGATGTTCTTGAAGAGCAGGTGTATGACCCAAGTGACTTAACACTTGTTGGTGTTAGTCCAGTTCCTTTTGCTACTACAGAAGCACTAGGTAAAGTACGACTCAGCATAGACCCAATCGATAGTGATTATCCAGTTGCTATTGTGGAAGGCGATGAACGTCTTTCTAACTCTCGTACACCAAAAGCGCATACACACGAAGAAAGTCCTGCTACTATGTTGGCTCACGCTACAGGTCACGCTAATATTATTGATAGCGTTCCAGAAGTAGGCGCAGCACTTCTTTTTGATGATGCTGGTGATTTGGTTTGGCGTAAAATCAAACCTGACGATTTAACTTAATAAGGTATTCCTATGGCTGACGCTCAATCACAAAAACTACGTGATTATGTTTTGGGAATTATGTCGTATACCAATATCTCTGAACATAATACACCTATCGTAGTTAGAAAGACGAACCCGACTATATTGAAGACTACTACAATTGTAGCTTCTAAAACTGAACCTCATGAAATGCAACTTCCTTTGAATGTTCTTTGGATTCAGTTTGACAGTTCGCGCTCTGACTATTTAACCATGTATCGCCGTGAATCAAAGGCTACTCCAAGTACAGGTACGTTCAACCATACTTGGAACAAAGTTAATACATTCGACGAATTGTGGGACGAACAATTCTGGGACCCACAAGATAATCTTCTGCCTACTACAGAAGAAGCTAGTTCTAGTACGCTTGGTACTGTTCGACTGACAGTTGCATCAACTAACCCAGGAGACCCTGTTGTTATTACTGAGGGCGACCCTACTCTTAGTGATTCGCGTTATCCACTTCCGCATGATGAAATGCATGATGAAGTTCCAGCAACAAGGCTGGCAACTACAGGACGCGCTGTAGTTATTTCGAATGGGGCTCCTGTAGAAGGTGGTACTGCATTGGCAGACTTCTTAGGAGATAGCGCATGGAATGGATTGACTGCTAATCAAATCTATCCTGCGGTAACTGAGTTAGACAAAGATAACCCGTCACGCGCCGATAGCTTGTCTGGTTACTCTATTGTATCTGCTGATATTGTTTTAGCGTAGGGAGCTACCATGCCAAGTACAACAACTCGATACGGAGTCAGTCATCCTGACAAGATTCCACTCGGTACAACTAAACGTGTTCTCATGCCTATTTGGGGAGAAAACGATCAAAACGAAATGCACTTTGTAGGCTGGTTCAATCCTACAGATATGTCAGTAGTAGATATGAAAGCCAGTATTGAATACGGCCCACCTATCAACGTTCCACTACCTGACAATCCTACGCACGTAGAAGCAGAGTACTTTGACGTAACGTTTGACCAACCCGGAACTGTAGATTTAAGATGTATATTAACTGATGGAGTTACCACCGTTGATATCATTCAATCTTTTCAGGTCGCTGAGGGAGAAGAATAATGGATCAACAATTAATTGATTTTATCAGTAATTATCTTACACTTGCAGGTTATCGAAACGTAGCACCCGATACTCCTATTAAGTTTGAGATACAGCCAGAGCGTTCACACCCAAACAGATTGTTTATTGTGGTAGTTTCTTTCTTTGAACCTACATTCAGTCAACTTCCATATAACGTTATTTGGTTGCCTGCTGACCCTGAACATCCAGCTTATCAGAAAGCATTGAAGCGTATCAGTCACGCTGATACAGGCTTCTATAAAAATTCATGGGAAGAGATTCAAGCGTATGCAGATCTATGGACTCCTGACCAGTATTACTCACCAGTAGTAGAAGACCCTCGCTTGCATGGTATTACTACAGACGCAGAGCCTACAGGTCCTGCTGCAAGAAATAAGCATGGTTTGGTTGTACTTAGCGCAGAAGAAGCTGAGTCTCGTGTCGTTTCAATTGAAGACCCACGTAACTCAGATGATCGGTATCCTACTTTCCATACGCACCCCGACTATCCAAGAACCAAGATTAAAATTAATGCTAATGATTATGCTCTTGTTTCTACGTCAGCGCCGCCGCAGCAAGGTATGATGTTATTCATTATCGGTCAGAGTGAAAGCAATCCAAACGAATGGATTGCTATTTGGAAGTTTCCGACTGAGGACGATATGGTAGAAATCGACCGTTCACTGATTGGTATCTCTATTAACGGACCTACCAATGTACCAGAGCAAGATTCCGCAGTATTTACAGTGACAGCCTACTACGCTGATGGAACTACTGCCCAAGTACAGCCGAACTCGTTTACTACGTCTAATACTTCTATATCTTCTATCAATGTACAAGGTGACTTTACTACCAATAATGTTACTTCAAATACGCAGGTGGTTTTAAGCGCTTCGTATACAGAAGATGGAATCACAGTTACTGATACTCATAACGTTCAGGTTTCTGTAGGTCTTGAAGTAGTTGGTTTAGAAATTGTTGGTGATAATGCTATCGACGAAAATACAACGTTCCAGTATGTTGTCCGTGCTACGTTTAACGACAACTCTACTCAGGACGTTATTGCTGATAGTATTACAAGTAGTCAAACTAACTATGCTACTATTAACGGTACTGCCTTACTTACGGCTAAAGAAGTTAATGGTGGTGACAAGACTACTGTTCTTGATGCGTCTTATACGTATGACGGTGTTGAAGTTACTGCATCTAAGACTGTTACGATTCTTGATACAGACCCCCTTATTCAATCACTTGAAATCATTGGGCCTACTTCTCTTGCTGAGGGCGAATCGGCTAACTACACAGTTAAGCTTGTGTACGATGATGGTTCAGAAGTTGTTCCATTTACTCCTGATTCGTTTGCACAGTCAAGCAATGCATATAGCACATTGAATGGACAGGAACTAACTGCTGGCTCTATCAATCAAGACCGCTCAGTAAGGCTAACTGCTGAATTTACTGAATATGGTAATACAGTACGAGCTAACTTGGACGTTGCACTTATCAATAACCCACCAGCACCTATTAGTGCTGTAATTGTTGGTGCGAACTCTGTTAACGAGCAGACTACTTCACAGTACCGCTTGCGTGTTACTTACGATGATAGTTCTACTCAGGACTTTACTAATGATCCAACTTGGTCAATTACAGCAGGTAATACATACGGTTCGATTGCATCGTCAGGTGTGTTAACTGCTAATGATGTTGACTCTGATCAGCAGGTAACAATCTCTGCTTCTCATGAGATTCAAGGTCAAACAATGTCTGCAACTAAAGACGTTGATATCATTGCTGCCGCACTTGTACCTGTATCTCTTGAAGTATCTACTGATAGTGGTACTGAATACACTGAGGGTCAGACTGCAATAATTACTTACGTTGTTACTTACAACGATGGTAGTACAGCAAACGTTAAAACTAGTCCTAGTCTTAGCCGTTCGTTTGTTGGTAATGCGTATGGAAGTACGTTTACTGGTGTGAACAATAACGATGTTCTTCTTGGTGACGTTACAGGCAATAAGGTTGTTACTATTCGAGGTACATATACTGAGAACGGTACTACTGTTCAAGATACGCTTGCACTTAATGTTGCTGATAGCGATGTTTCACCACGTTACGGTGTTGCACCTATCCAAGACTATAGAGCAGACTACGCAAGTCCAGCGTTCTACGATCTACTAACTGACTCTAATCCGTTAGGTGGTGGTGAACTAACTGGTACATCTGGTGAAGAGATTACAGTAGGTCCTCTTAACGACAATAACGAAGAGCAAGGCTTTATTCTTTATCCAAAAGATTGGGGCTATCTGTATATTGTCAATACAGGCAATAACCAAGCTGGTAGTTGGGATATGGGTAAACACTCTCTCAACGACGGTGAATTTGGTTCACCTGCTGAAATCAACATTGGTGGTACAGACTACTACGTCTATCGTACAGACTTCGCATTCGGACCTGCTGCAACGTTCAGCATTACTTATGGAAGTGGTAGCGCAGCATCTGGTGAAGCATAATAGGAGTAAGGTATGCCAATTTCAGCTACTAGTTACTTTGTGCCTTCTAGTGCTAACATACCATATCTTATTGAAGACTCTTATCTTAAAGGCGGCTATCGTGTATTCAAAACGATAGCTGACCGCAACACTTGGATAGAAGATTCTAAGCGTAAGTCTTTTAATGGTATGCTAGAACAGTTTGATGCCCGTAAAGAAGGACAGCTTGCTTATGTGGTAGAAGATTCTACCATCTACAAGCTAACGGCAGATAAAGAAACTTGGGAAGAGTTAAAGTTTGGTGCAGACTACCAAGTCGAAGCTCCTATTCAAGTTCTTGGTGAAAATACTTTAAGCATAGACCCGAATCGTATAGTACCAGTGCCAGGCACACCCGGTCAGATTCTTGGTCTTAATGCTCAAAGCAAACCTGTGTGGATGGATTATATATCTAATGCAGGTTCTCGTGGTATTGTAGAGTATACAGCGCCTGAGCAAATGCAGTCTGGTGAAACTCATGACTTCGTTATTCCTGATGTAGGCAAAACGATTATGATGTTGAAGCTAGAAGTAAATGCATACGATTTGAAAGTTGAAGGCTTCACAGGACCTAATCGTTCTGATTTGAATCCATATACTTTTATATCTGATGTTAATCTATTGGTTGACCAAGGTATTCGTGTTTCAGATGACGGCTCTTATGAGTTCTTTCGTAGATATAGCTTCTTAGCTAACATGGAAGAACCCTCTACTCGAAGTGCTTATTTTAGATTTACTAATGTCGGTGACGGACCTATTACCCCTAAAATGACATTAACTTATTTGGTGTTAGAATAATGAATGTAGAACGTAACGGCTTTACTGACTTAAATCGACTAGGCTTTCAGTTAGCTACTGATTTAAACATTAGCGGTGCTTTCGAGGTTATAGCCACAGATAAGTTCTATGGAGGTCAAATCACTCCTAATACTAAGCAGTATATCTTCAAAGCTACTACCTCTGTAGACCCGTTAGCAGAAGACGAAAATCAACCTTGGCTTCTTATAATGGATTGCAGCGATTCAGGCCAATATATTAATTTTTGGGTTTGTACGCCTACTCAGATTGATGATACGCAATCTCCTACTGAGTATGAAGAAAAACGAGAATCTGGTAGATTAAGTCCAAAGAACTCAAGTGACCGAGAAGTAAGCGGTTCTGAGTTCTTTACTAGACACAAAGATAGAACTCTTTGGTCGTGCTTCAAACCTGATAATGTAGACATTAAAGCTATTCCTCTTAGCTACCATTTGTCTATTACCGATCACGGTGTATTCTTTTCAATGTGGGCTGAATCATTTGACAATGCAGGTGACTGTTTCAATTGGTTTCTCATTCAACGTCCAGTCGATTGCAACACAGGTCTTATTATCACAGAGGGTAAGAGTCCGTTAATGTGTATGTTCTCTCAGCGTGGATTAGGCGAAGACCGCTATCTCAATGATGCGTCTAATGCAGTAGTATATAACTCTATCTACTATTTCGTTGTACGTGAAGATGACGTAAACAAACCTATTCCTCCTGCATCTGCTTGTATTCCTACTGCGGATAGCTTTCCCATGATTAATCCAGTACAGCAGGTTTCCATACTTGAAGATAATAGCTATGTGATTAGATTTCCACAAGGCTTTAGCACTCCTCGTTATCTATACGACTACAAGCTAGATATGATAGCTTATACAAGTGCCGACGTATTAAGCCAATGGTCACGACCTAGCTTTACTGTATTTGGCGAAGAAACAGCACGTACCTACAAAGCTCTTAATGCTAACGTTAAAGACAATAAGGGTATGAGAATACTTTGTCAGATTGGCGGTAAGGGAATGTAATGAAAGTACTAATGACTCTATCTGGAAAGATAGTCAAGATAGGCTTAGCGGCAGAGTTTCAAAAAGTAATGAACAAGATTTATTACTTGGAAACAAAGACCGCCGACATAATTAAAGTTGCGGAAGTTTTCTTTGAAGCTTTAGAACTCTACCGTAAATACAAACGTCCAGAGCTTTTCATTTTTCTTTACGGCAAAGATGCTAAGAACAGACTCTATGATGCGTTTTCTCGAAAGAACGAAATAGACGGCGAGTTGATGCAACAAAAGCTTAACTCTGATCCAAAGTTTGCTAATGAGTATAGAAAGTTTAACAAAGACTTTATCCAACACGCTAACCCACCAGCCGAGTGGATGGACAGAAATTCAGAAGAATTTAAGATTCTGATAAATCATTTTAAACACGAAAGAGGTCTATTTGACTTCAAACGCTTTCTTTAACAGGAGAACTTAGATGGGCTTTTCCGTAGAACGTAACAATTACGTATCTGTACAAAAGCTCGGTAAAGATCTTGCAGACTTACTAATAGCTAACGGCTTCACCTTGCTTGCAGTTAATGGTAGTGCTACAAATCCAGCGCCGAGTGATAGTACAACAAGTTATGTATTTGCTCCGACTGCTAGTGTAGATCCAGTTGACCAAGAATGGCGACTAGTCATGGATGCTACAGAAGCACAAGGTGGATACCTACGCTTTTGGGCAGTACATAATACTCAAATCACTGACACGTTTACTGTAGCTGCTAATGCTACTGGTACACAATCAGGTCACATGTTCTTAAACAACAAGGTTGATGACCCGAACACTAAGTTCATGTCTAGAACAGATTCTAATTGGAGTTGTTTCAACATTGGCGGCGTAGACCCTCGCGCTATTCCAATAAGTTTCCGACTGTCTATTTCCGATCATGGTATAAGCTTCTTTGTTTGGGCAGAATCTTTCGATAAAGCTGGCGATTGTTTTAGCTGGTTTACTATTCAAAGACCTGTGCAGAAAGATGGTACTGTAGTAACTACAGGCAAGAGTCCTTTGTTTTGTGTATTTGCTACAGCAGGTGGTGGAAGTACAGACATTGCAGACTCAGAAAACCTTGATGCAGTAGAAAACGGAATACTTCAATTCGTTGTTTACGAAACAGATATCAACGCACCTACCAGACCTGAAAGCGCAGTTAAATCAGGACCTGACTCTCGTGCTATTATCAATCCTATTCAGCAAGTAGCGTTATCAGAAGAGAACAAATATATTGTTTTCTTTCCACAAGGCATTAACACACAACGTTATGCTTACGCTTACGAGTTAGATATGATTGCTTACACTAGCGCAGACGTTATTTCTCAAAACCAAGTAGTACCAATCGGCATGTACGATGAAGGTGAGAACAGAGAATACGTAGGTATGCAGGCTAACTTCCCTAAGAACACTGGTATGCGTATCATGTGTCTAACTAAAGGTGCAGGTATTGCATAATGAATATTCAACGTAATGGCTTTTCTACATTTAAAAGTCTTGTCGTTGATCTCGTAGGTATTTTAAAGGCTAATGGGTTTGATGTTGTTAACGTAGACGGAACAGCTACTGACAGCATTGCAAATATAAACTCTAAAGTTTGTATGAACGCTACTTCTATCGTTGACCCAATAGTCTCTAATCAACCTTGGTCTTTATCGTTATTCTATGACGAACAGGAGCAGTGGTTGGACTTTTATATTACTGGACGAGATCAAGTAATAGACATAGACGGTGACTTCCGTATTGCAGTACGTAGAGCAGTTGATGAAACTGATTACTTGAGTGGCAAGCTTACTAAAGGTAGTTTGAATAGGATTGGTTCAGAAGCTGGAAGTTCACGAACTGTAAGCTTTGAGAATTGGGACATATTAGGCAGCGACACACAAGCTAACCCAATGAGTTACCAAGTTTCATTTCATCCGCATGGATTTACTCTTTCTATTTGGGTGGAGTCTTACGACAATGCAGGTGATAAGTTCTTCTGGCTTTGTTGTCAACGTATGGTAACTAAATCAGGCAGTGTGGTAACTAAAGGCAAGAGTCCTCTATTTTGTGTATTCTCAACTAGAGGTCTTGCTGCTTCAAGAACAAACGACATTGACGATATTTATCAATTCGTTGTTCGTGAGAAAGATGTTAACGCACCTACATTTCCTGTATCTGCTACAACTGACACTGCCGATAGCAATCGTATTATCAATAGTAAGCAACAAGTTTCTATAAGAGAGGACGATACTATTGTAATGACCTTTCCCAACGGACTATGTACACAGCGTTATGGATATATCCACCAGCTAGATTTAATTGGTATTATATCTGCCGATGTATTAAGTCAATCAATAGAACTTGAAGTAAATCCTTTTAACGAAGCAACTGCCCGCAAGTATGTCGGAATGAATGCACAACAACCTTTCAACAAAGGTATGCGCGTTATGTTCTGGACGGAAGGCGGTGAATAATTTTGGAGAATAAACATGGGCTTTAGCGTTAAACGCCAAGGTTACTCAAAAGCCACTCAGTTACTTACTGCTGTAGCTAATGATATGGCAAGTAATGGATTTGAAGTAATCTACTTAAACGGTGCAGCGGGTGCTGGAACACCAACAGACGAAACAGAGTCTGTTTGTTTGAAAGCTACTACAACTGTAGATCCTCTAGCAGGTGATGAAGACCAGCCTTGGATTGTGTTTATTACAGCACGATCTACTGTAGGCGATGACGGTTCTGGTAAGCTATCGTACAAGTTCAGTGACGGTCATCAAAACTGGCTACGTGTTTGGATATGCACACCTACTCAGATTGTAGAGAATCCAGATGGTACGTGGAGAATTGCTTACAAGTACTTTAAAGACTTTATGCCTTATAATGCATCAGGCTATGGTACTCGTGAGCAAACTGAACAAGGTGCGGGCTTCTTAGGTTACGATAGTTTGATTCGTACACACTTAGACATTAAAGGTGGTTCGGGTACTGCTAGGGACTATACTAACGGCTTTTTCTATTGTTTTAATGACGATAAACAAAACCAAGAAAAAGATTTCACTCAGAAGAATCAACCAAACTGGGGTCGTGTAGGTGACTTCGCTGCACACCCACTTAGCTATCGTCTTTCAATCTCAGACCATGGAATTGCATTTGCATTGTGGGGTGAGTCTTATGACAGCGAAGGTCAAAACCAAGCTTGGTTCTGTACTCAGCGAATGGTAGACAAAGACAATGGTGCTGTTATTGTTGATGGTAAGAGTCCGCTGTTTACCGTATTCTCACTAGAGGGTAATGGCGATAAAAATCTTAACGTATCAAACCCTACACAAGTCCTGTACATGGTTACTCGTGAAGCAGACGTTACCACTCCTACATTTCCTGTTTCTGCTACTGTAGATACTGCGGATAGTAATCGTATTATCAATGCAGTGCAGCAGGTTGCAATTGGCGAAGACGAGAAGTTTATTGTTCATTTTCCTAATGGACTAAACTCTCAACGTTACGGCTATCCTCATGAGCTAGATATGATTGGCTACACTAGTGCCGATGCTATCTCACACGACAACACTATCGAGCTTACTTTCTACGGTGAAAGTGCTGCTCGTGAATACGCCGGACTTGGTGCTAACTCTACGTATAATAAAGGTATGCGTATGGTAATGCAAACAAGCGGTAACGGAATCGATTAATAGGAGACTACAATGGGCTTTACAGTCGAAAAGAATAACTTTGTAAGTGTAGAAAATCTTATCGCTACTCTTGCAACTGACCTGACAGCTAACGGTTTTAGTTTAGTTAGCGTAGATGACCAGAATGCGGATTTGTCTTTAGTAGATTCACACAAGAGCATTCTATTAAAACCTGATACTACAGTTGACCCTCTAGCAGGTGATGAAGACCAGCCTTGGCTTCTTTACATTGTTGCAGACGATGCTGATGACGTACTGGATATCTATACCTTTACACCTACTCAGCTACTTCTTGGTGATGGGGGTGAAGTTACAGTAGCTACTTCAAAAACAGATGGTAACAATACCAACGTTTCTAAATCAGGTTTCATGTTTAAAAATAGCCAAGTGTTAACTGGCGGTGACCGCAATCATTTCTTCTCTTACGAGAATTGGGGATTTGATGGAAACGACGAAGAATCTGTTCCTATTTCATACTTTTTAACCGTTACAGACCGTGGTATCGCTTTCTGTATGTGGGCTGAATCTTACGACGGTGACGGTGACAAGTTTGCTTGGTTCACTATTGGTCGTATGGTAGATTCAACTGGTGCAATCGTAGTAGATGGTAAAGCACCTCTGTTCTGCGTATTCTCTCATACAGGTGGTGGCGGTTCAGACTTAAATACTTCTGAACTAGATGGTATCATGAAGTTTGTTGTTCGCGAGAAAGACGTTAACGCTCCTACATTCCCGGTCTCTGCTACTGTAGATACTGCGGATAGTACGCGAATCATTAACAGCATTCAGCAAACATCTATCTATGAAGATGGTAAATACATCATTAACTTTCCTCGTGGCTTGAACACTCAGCGCTATTCATATCCGCATGAGTTAGACATTATTGCCTATGCAAGTGCTGACGTTACTTCTCAGTATGCCCAACATGAGGTTAGTGTTTATGGTGAAGCTCAGCCTCGTAAATATCGCGCACTGAATGCTAACCACGAAGACAACAAAGGTATGCGTATTTACTTCCAGACCGAGGGAATGGGAATTACTATTTCCCGTTAACGTGTCGTGGAACATGCAATTCCTTTAAGTGCATCGGTTTATAAATATGGTGGGTCTTTGTACCCACCACTTAGACCGAAAATTAAAAGTACTAGTAACGTAAAAGAATACGTAGTACAAGTCGAATATAAAAATAGACGAGAACGATTTACTACGTCCTGTGAAAGCAGGTCAGTAGCTATTTCTAACTGTATCTACCGCTTTTGCTCTATGCACTTGAACATGTTTGATGGTAGAGATTTTGAAAAGGTAAGCTTTTCTCAAAAGTCTATCGCACTTAAAAGCTTCATCCGTGAAGTGTCAATGAATGGAACTACGAAGATTGTAGGTGAATAATGTTATACGATCTTGGATATAAATCAGGTCTAGAGCCTAATACTGTAGAGATTTCAAATCCTGCATATATACTTACCGATGAAGTATTGGTTTCATTGCGTGTAAGCATAGGAACTATTATAGTAAATGGAAACGAACGAGGTTCGTCTACGAATGCTGTGTCCGGAGATACTGTGGAAGTACGAGCTACTTCTGGGTCTTCTCTGGGCATTCCTCGTTTTGCTCAGCTTTTTCAAGACGAAGAGCTTGTTGGTACATTTGCACTAATTAATAAGTTCGATGAAACCTTTGAGTACAACGATGCGCTTAACGGAAAGTACGCATGGGAAGTATTACCAGATTCTGAGTGGGTTGCTCAGGATAATAGCAGTGTTGTTACTCTATCTAGTGATAGCGCTGAGCCAGTTGTTCAAAATCTAACAGATAAAAAAGTGGATAAAGGCGCGGTCTCTATTCTTAGAACAAAATATCATGTGTTAGATTATTACTTAAATAAGATTTCTATATTGGATGCAGAAGGCGTATTTGTAGGTCGTATTGATACTGACTACGATGGGCCTGTAGATTCTACGACTGTATTTTCTGCGTCCTCTGAAAAGCGTATATTCTTTGCAGTAGCTTTTGAACATTCAAACAAAATACAATTACTAAACACTGCATATAGTGAGATTGGTACTATTGATGTAACTGCTCCTATTTCTATTACAAGTGTTTTAAATGTTATCTATGTAGCACACCGAGACTCTAATGACCTAACCGTTATAACCGTAGATGATTTTGGTTCTGTTACTTCGACTGAGACTCTTACGCTAATACGCAAACCTCATAGACTGTATCAAGTTAACGAGTACTGCGCTGTCCTTACAGAGACCTCTGTAGATTTTGTTCTTGGTTCTACGTTAGACCATTCTGTTAGCTTGCCAGCTTTCGCTTCTTCTATGTTTTACGAAAGTGTTTTAGGTAGACTTTACATAACGCATAGACAGGAACGAAAAATAACAATAGTAGAGTTAGACTTTGAAAACAATCACACGATATTACTAACAAGTTTCTTTCAAGGACAGGGCTATTTAGACGGACTCGCCTATGATAGAGATAACGAAACTTTATACGTTTCCGATATAGTTGAATCTGAATTGTTGAAGCTCGACTCTTCGCTACGAGTAATTGATAGGATTGATTTACCGAGTCATAGTTATGAGCTATATTTTAATAATGCTAACTCTGTCCTTATTGCGTCTTGTCTTTATCCAGATATTGACGAAAGACTTATCGTATCCGACGGAGACCCAGATCCAATCGACTATAAAAGTATTATCGATATTCCGGTTGGTGGTACTGGTAGAAGTGATACTTACACTATTGATGGTGTACGAAACCCTGTAACCTTATACTTGTACCCAGATGATTCAGACGTAGAAGTAAGTGTTAATACTGAGGAAGGTTCTTTTACAAATGGAACTGTCATACAGCCTTATGGTGAGTTCTACTTTGAAGTAAGCATTCCCGGAGGTAAAGCAAGACGAATTGATTTTGTTCTAGGACAACATGCATATTCATTTACTGCTAGTCCAGAGCTTAAAAGGTTAATACCTATAGATACTACATGGAATAACAATCAGTTTGCTGAAACTAACACAGGCTATATTTCTAACGCTATACAGATTCATGGTCTTGATGTTATCGAATGTACAATGGAGCTAGACTACGGAACTATCTACAAAAATGGGGTAGACGTAGGTTCTTCGACAACTGTTTCAAACGGTGATCGCGTATACATTGCTGCTACTAGTCATGAAGAAAATTGCCAAGAAACATTTAGTACTGTTACATGGGGTGGTATCTTTGAAAGCACTTGGGTTATAACTACGCGAAGTGAAGAACCTCGTGATGAAAATAAACCAGAAGCTCGTTCTGATTTTATCGATATCTTCTATGCTGAACTAGGTAGTGAATTTATTTCCGATGCTATCATTATAGATACGGCAGAACCTACTCTTGCTAGAATTAATGACGATTACAATAGTTCTATTATCGTTAATGGTGTTGATGTAGGACAAAGTGCTGCTATTGAAAGTGGAGACAGTGTACAGTTAAAGCTTACTACTAAACCTGTATTCGGTACAGCCCACCAGCTTGTATTATCTATGTGTAAAACTAGCGTGACCTGGATAGTTACTACACTTCCATCTATGTCAATGGTGCCTCTAGACTTTGGAACAATTAAAGGTGTTACTTTAGGTGATAAGCTTCAATCAGAAGTAATAAACTTAGACTCAGTTAGTTCTGAATTCAGTGTCGATATTATCATACCAAGAAATACTATTCCTTTAATTAACGGGTCTGTGCCTAGTGAGATTAGTCCAGATGAATTAAACTATAAAGGTGTTCTATACGAACAGAAGTCAATTCGTGTTGCTGGCGGTTCTGACATACAGCTAGTAGGTTATGCATTAGGTGTTTATGGAAGTACTACAGTTCATAGAGTTGTTAGTGGTATATCGCAAGGCAGTTGGAACATTCAAAGCTTAAAGACTACTGATGCAATTCAAAGTAGAGAGCTTGCTCCTTACATCGATAGAGAAGATGCAGAAGCTATAGGTCAGTCAGGTGTAAGTGTTAATCATTATGATGCAGAAGCAGATGTTATTGTTGCAAAGTCTTTTGCTTTGGAGCGAGAAATTGTTCCCACCTCTTTACCTAATATATTGGTAGAGAAAAACTTGGAATCCAGTATTGTTGTTCCAGCTACTTTTGATTTCCAATATAAAGGTGCTAACTACTCAAAGTCTAATCGACCAATTCTTGATGTTGCTAAGTCGCAAGCAGAGAGGTCTTCTAACCCCTCTTTCTTTATAGACAAATTTGAATCTGTTAAGTCACTACACTCGGCTTATGGTATGGACGTAGAATACTTACGTTCTAATCGCTCAACTACTACAGGTCAAGAAATAGAATACGTTAAAGGTGCATCAGGTATAAAACCATACACTGAAACAGACTTTGATAAAACTACTTCTCCTATTGCGTACAGTGTAAGTATAGATTATACCAAGGGTGCTAACACTAACTATCTTACTTATCGCAATCAAGAGTTTATTCGTAACTTTGCCGAAATGCCTTTTACTGAGCAGGGCGAGTTTGTTACAGACACTGATAGGTCAGACGCTGTTACTTCTATTGATTTCAAAAAGCGTTCTGTATTATCGTTAGAGCATGAACGTGAGTTTAGAATCTTTACACGAAACGATTTAGGCTTTATTGAATACGAGTATGGTAAACTAACTTTTGATATGGGTAAGTTCTTTATCCAAGAGTTCTCTAAACCTAATTTAGAGGCTGCTAAGGCATTTGCTGTAGACTTCAATAAACCTATATCTAGTTCTGTTGTTAATTTAGAAATAGGTTGGAATAAACACGCTAGGGCAGTAGGTAAAGCAGTACATTACCTGAAAGTCGAAGTAGACGGTGTTCAGGGTTTGACTTCGAATACTGTAAATAAAACTGTAGTAGACAACTTATACAATATTAAATACCAGTCTGGATATACTTTAAAGGTTGATGATTTAGAGTCTGCGTTTATAGATAAACCTAATGCAGTCACTGACTATACATATCATTCTGAGGTGTCCTTATTTGCACCAACATTTGTTTCGCTAGATACTTTCTCATACACTTCATTAGGAAGCCGTACGGTTACAATTACTGAAAGTGATTGCGTAGCTTTAGGCAATGAAAACTGTTTAGACAGTGGCTATTTTGCGACTGAGAATGCAGCACTAGCCAATGCTATTGGAGTATGGGGTGTAGAAGGTCCTGCTGTTAGAACGTATGAAGTATCTCCAGGCTGTTGGATATGGGCTCAAAAACTTCCCTGTGTTAATAGCTGTTATGGTTGTCCAAGCACCGGCTACATTAAAGGCGGTTAATAGGAAACGTCATGTTTGAGAATATAAATGAATTAGAATCCGTAAGCGTAGCAGTAAAGTATTCTGATTTACCGCAATACAATTGGTACACGTATAAAGGTCTAAGAACCAAAAAGATGGAATCGGGAAACTTTGATATCTCTATTCCACCTAAAGCTGTATTTGGTATTAAACCTATTCGTGGCAATCGCGCTTACTTAATCTTTCCTGATAAGTATTATGTAGCTTATCCAATATCAGAGAATGATCTAGTTAACCTAGTTAAACGATCTCACAAACGTAAAGCACCAAAAATAGAAGACGTTAGAGCAGGGAGAGGAAACAAGAATTCTTCTCCACGCGCACCTAGACGACCTATTGAAAATCCCAATACTCGTGTCTATGATACCGCCGCAGATAGATACTATCCAACGCGTAATGCTTCTAGACCTGTACCAGAAAGTAAGCACGGTGTGTTCTTTCAAAACTACCAGTGGCGAAAGCTTAACGTTCCAAAGTTTAAGTACAGCAAAACACTAGACAAGTTCTTTGAAATGGAAAAAGGCCAAGTGTTTGGTCTTCGATTTTTAAAGGAAAGTCGTGGAGGTGTTATTGCTTTTCCTGATGGTACTAGCTGGGCGATTCCTACAGACAAGTATGACTACCTAGTAGAGAATTCACCTTTACTGCCGCTAAACAGATGGCTTAAAGGAAAAGTTACATTGGACGAGATAAAGAGACTTAAAAAAGATAGAGAGATTTCCAAAGCTCTAAAAGAAAAAGAAGCTCGTGAAAAAATCAAAGAGGCTAAGCGAGAAGCCAAACAAAAACGTCTTGAAGAAATACAGCGCAAGAAATTAGAGAAGCAAGAAAAGGCTCGTAAAGAGGCTTTACGTTTGGCTGGTATGCAAGATGTTGCACCTTCAATTTATGCGCCTGTAAAAGATATGGACGATATTGTCATTGAAGAATCTTCTAAGCGAATGCAAGACAAAGAGAAAGTTGTTGCAGACTTAGACGACATGGCAGCCGATGATGACGGTGATTTTGACTTTGATGATCTTGATGACATTGATAACATTGACCTAGAAGGCGATGATATAATCGATGAAGACGAAATTGTTTCTGTCGATGCAGACTCTGATGCTATAGGTCAAAGTCTTGATTCTGAAATAGGTGATATGCGAGAAGAACTTTCTCAATCTATGGAAGAAGATGAAGACGAGGAAGAAGAAGCCGATTTTGAGGACGAAGACGAAGAACTTCCAGACGATGAAGAAGATCCAGATATCGAAGAAGAATCTGAGCTTGAAGAGTCGGAAGAAGAAACCGAGATAGAGGACGATCCCGATGATGAAGTACAGGAAGATACAGAAGAAGTCGAAGAGATTGAAGAGGATGAAAGCGAAGAGCCTGTCGATCTGGATGACATTGAGCAAGAATCGTATGATGAAGACGAAGATGTTGAACTCGCAGAAGAGGATGAAGACCCCGAGTCTGTTGAGGACGTCGAAGAGACTAAAGCGTATGAGGAAGGCGATGTAATTCAGTTTAAGGAAGACAAGACTGAACAACGCGAATATCTAATTCTTGATATCTACCCTCTAAAGAAAAACGATTCTATTACGGTATACAAGGTCTACGACATTACTAATGACCCAATGGAATATCAAACAGTTCGTATTAGCTCGAAGACTAATCAGTCTATTGAGAAAGAAGCCGACTTTGTACGTAAGCTTAATCCAAAAGAGTTTACTAAGTACTTTAACAATATGGAAAACTACGACAAATCTAACGAACCGATAACGAGTTAACTATGTCTATAGATTGGAAAGAAGAAACCGACCAACCTATTTCAAACTTAATGAATAGTTGGCGTAAAGCTATTGATAAGATAGCAGAAGAACATAACCGTTCATATCCTAATGTGACACAGGAAGACGATGGTATTGTTTACGATTATAGTCAGATGGATACGCTGCCTACAGTAGAGCAAGTACTAGAATCATTTAACATGGATATGTCTGAGTACTCGATGCTTAATCCTAACTGCAAGGTTCTTCGGTGTGCTATATCGGAAGAAGATGGAAATTTTGTTGCTCATATTTGTTTAGATAAAGAGGATAAAAGTGGATAGAATACGACCCGGCGATGCTGTTATTCATGATGGTAAAGGCGGATATAAAAAAGCAAAAGACGTTAAGCCTGCATTTATTGTAGGCTTTTACGGTATAGACGATTTGATACGCGTAGAGGAATCACATGAGTTTCAAACCAATAACACTAACAGAAATGACCGTACACTGGTCTGCGCTAACAGAGAAAAGACCTAAAGTTGAAATAGAAAAGAGGCTTGTTGGTGATAGTGTATTCTTCTACTTTAAGAACGATATCGTTACAGAGAACGACTTGTTATATGTACTAAATCTAGAAGGCGAAGGCCGAGGTAGTGATCGTCCAGTATCTCATATTAAAATAACACACAACTCAGAAACTTTTGAAGACGAAGTAATGTTTATCTACGCGCCTGAAAAAGTCAGCATAGGCATTAAGGTTTCTAATGAACTATAAGTTAAGAATTTCAAGAGCTAAAATAGATAGCAGAGTTAAGAAAGCTATACTCAATGCTCTAGCAGACCCAAGCTCTATTGAAGAGTATCCAAAGACTGTTCAGATTGCGGCGATAAAGGTTCTACGTGAATACTATACGAACAAGAAAGAGCTATTGCCTGACAGTCACTACGATGAAGTAGAAGAAATTGTTAAAACAAATAATCCACGTAACGCTATTTGGAAAACCGTTGGCGCACCTGTACCAAAAGGAAGAATCGAAGTTAAACTTCCAGTGTTCATGCCTAGCATGAGCAAGATAAAACCAAACACAAAAGCGCTAACTAGGTTTATAGACCCCAAACAGTCTTACACTATAATGGATAAGCTTGACGGAATAAGCCTACAGCTAGTGTACGATAAAGGTGTTTGTGTTCAAGCTGCTACGCGTGGTGACGGTGCTGTAGGTCAAGACATATCACATTGGATTCCTTATCTAAGAATACCTAAAAAGATTCCTATCAAGACACGTTTCATAGTTAGGTCAGAAGCTATTGTTAAAACATCTACGTTTGATGCAAAGCACGACTCTACTAAAAACAGCAAGGGAACTTTTAAAGCTGCACGTAATATGGCAGGTGGTATCCTTAATAAAATGTCTAGCTCAAAAGACTTTAAGCAATACCAACGACACATGAAAGATGTGGACGTTGTTTGTTACGAGATACAAGAGGGTCGAACAGCAGGTGGACCTATCTCTAAACAGTTACAGCTTCTAAAGCGCTTAAAGTTCAAAACCGTTTGGAGCGTTACGTCTGACAACTTTGAAGCAGATGACCCAAGCAACTCACTAAGTCAAATCTATGATGTTCGAATTAATCAAAGCGAATACGAGATTGATGGAATCATTGTAGCTAAAGATATACCGTACACACCTCAAAGAACAAATGCCAAACATGCAGTTGCTTTTAAAGAGAATAGTGAATCGGCAATGCAGATAGTTTCTGTTAAGTCTGTTGATTGGGAGATATCTAGAAACAAAACTATCATACCAACTATCTCAATAGACCCTATAAGACTTGGCGGTGTTACTGTTTCAAACTTCTTAGCGCATTCTTTGTTTTACATTCGCAATGGATTTAAAAAGAGTGATGCAAAGCTTGGACTTCAAGTTAAGCCTATTAACGTAGGTGCGAAGATTAAAGTAGTTCGTTCTGGCGGCGTTATTCCCTATATTGTTGAAGTAGTTAAAGCTTCTCGAAAACCTGCTGAGCCTCCATACGAATACAAAGAGAAAGGTGTTCACGCTGTATATGCTGGTAAGTCTGCACAAAGCAGTACATCTAGAGTTAAGCGACTGACACACTTCTTTGTTGCACTAGGTATGGACGGCTTTAAAGAAAGTACATTCAAAAAGCTATATGACCTTGGCTATACTTCACCTCTAAAGATTAAGCGCATTCGAGTTAAAGACTTGGAAGGCATTGAAAGCTTTGGTACTCAAACTATTAAGAAGCTTATCTCAGAAGTAGACAAATGCCTTAATGCACCTAACTTTGTAAACTTTGCAGTAGCTTCTGGATACATAGACAACTTTAGTTTAGAGCGTGTGCAAAAGATTGTAGATGCTTACGGCGAAGAAGTGTTTGAGTGGGAAGACGAGTCTACACAATATATTGTAGATAAAGTGCAGGCTCTTCACGGCTTCAAGCAAATAGCTAGAAACTTTGCAGTAGCTTTACCTAAGATATTCAAGCTTGCTGATAATTTAAGTGTAGACTTAGAACTACCTCAAAAAGAAGAAGCGGTTGGTGACCTACTAGACGGTGAAAAGATAACTTTGACCGGTGCTAGAGATAAAGAGGTTCAAGCGTGGATTACTCAGCAAGGTGGTACTGTTCAAAACATGAAAGCCGATACAACTATGCTTATCATCAAAGATGAATCTTACACTAGTTCGAAAGTAGATTTGGCGGAAGAAAGAGATATTCCTATTCTAACTCTTGAACAATTTAGAAGAAAGTATATGTAGGCAAATACCTATAAGGAATTCTACCATGATGTATGGAAAAATGCTTTCTCTTGAATATTGGAGAAACTACGTTCCTTACGCACCAGACTTAGAGGTTGTCGCTCGTACAGGGCAGCCTCTTGAAATTAATCTTAGAGATTGGAGTTTGCAAGGTGCGCGTGATCCAGAGACATTCACAAGTCCAGATCCAGAAGTGTTAAGTAAAATTCCCGTTCAGCGCGGGTGGAGATTAAATCCAATAGTAGCTGAACCTCCATCTAAAGGGTTCGTCAGTATAGATACTGGCGGGCCTTCTCTCATTTATACCTCCCGTTCAGGCTACTTAGGTCCCGACTGTTTCACGTATGTATTATCCAATGGTACTCAGCGAAGCTTAATGGCTCAAATTTCTATTGAAGTTATTCGTTGGTACGGTTCTCAGTTCACAGACTTACGTAGAGAAGATGGAAAGTACAGCGTAGACTTAACTACCTACCAACCTGCATCTGAACCAACTCCTCTGTTTACTCATTTTGCTTGGTATTGGAAAGACTTCAAATACGTAGACGATTCTAGCGGAAAGAACCGAGTCTATTCTCGCGATAAGTTATTATACAAAACCCAGTACGAGTCTAATTATACTACGGGTCATTATCCTAGAATGATAGATAGAGCCAATAAGTATTATGACTTTGATATAGAGTCTGATGCTGACTTAATGGGTTTTGATGGAGACTCAGATGTACCGTACAGACCTACTAAACGTCCATATACTTTAGTTCTTGTACAGAAGAATTATTTCCATCACAGGACACGCAGACAGTTTGGTGGCTATCGTAATGGTGTACCGTATTACTATGATGTGAATATAGGTCTTGATTATAGTAAGTACGATGAATACACTTTTGAAATAACGGCTGACTACGGCGATAAGTGGTGGGAAAGCGGAAATATAAGAGAGATAAATAATGTTTAAGATTTCTATATATGCGATAATGAAAAACGAGGCTGCTAACTTAAGACCGTTTGTGGAGCAGTTCGTACCATACGCACATAGAATTGTTTTGCTTGATACAGGCAGCACCGATAATTCTGTACAACTTGCAGAGTCATTAAAAGATGAATTTCCTGCAATCGAAGTTCATCAAGCAGATATTCGCCCTTTTAATTTTAGCATTGCACGTAACATGGCAATGGAGATAGCGCAGCGTAGTCTCGGCATATATGACCTACTAATGTGGGCAGACTTAGATGAACGTATATCTGATAAGTGGTATGAAACTCTTGCTTCTACTATTATCGATTACGATATACCTATTGACCGCAAGTTTCATTGTTTGAAAACTACAATGAAGTTCTCTGATACTGTAACTTACACTCAGTCAAAGATACACTCGGCTAGAGGGTTCTATTGGAAATATGCCTGCCACGAGTTACTGTTAGAAAAAGATAAATCAGAATATGCTCTTACTTCTATTGAGTTTACACATCATCCAGACCCAAAGAAGCCGCGCAACTATATAGAACTATTGCGTGACCAGTACTTTAAGAACGGTACTGATTTAAGATGTGCTCACTATTATGCCCGCGAACTTTTCTATAAAGATGATTTTGCAGAGTGTTATGCGGTTCTACACGATATGTCTAGATTTACTGAAATGGTAGATACTGCACAAATGATTGATTCTTACATACTACGGTCTTTTGCAGAAAGGCAGTTAGGTATAGATAATGAATCTACTCTTTATAAAGCACTTGCCTTAGATATAAATCACATAGAAGTAATGTTGTACTTAGCCTATTCTCATTACTACAAAGATGATGCAATAGGTATTCTATTCTGGACTGATAGAATGATGGGAGCAGCCCTCAACAAGTCTAAGAATGTAATTTATAACAAGAACAACGAATTGCTATGGCAAGCGTATGACTTGAACGGTAAGGCTCGTAGTGAACTAGGTGACTACGAAGGTGCTGCCAGATCTTACGCACATCTTATTATGGAATTTAAACAGTATGTTCCACAAGAAGACCTTGTTCGTATATCTGAGAACATACATTGGCTAGCTTCTATGCAGAGACAAACGAAATGAAAGTAAGTGTACCTTTAACCTCTTTAGCAAGCTCTAGTGTGCTAATCAAAAATGTAATAAAATTTGCAAAAAGTGCTATTGATGGAAACATTCATGCCGCAAAGAAGGCTCTAGGTGAGATATCTGAAATTACAGCTACTTCCAAGCTAAAGCCAGAAGAGATTATTACTTTTACTAAGAATATGATCAAAGGCAACAACCGAGACATAGTAGCTTTTCGCGAAGAGTACAATATTGGTAAACTTGAAATCGGTGATATAGAAAGAGTGTTAAACTCACTAGCACCTACGTTTATCAAAAATACGAACAAAGCTTTAGATCGTGAACGAAAGAAAGACCTTTCTCTTGCCTCTAATGAAGTGAAAGAAAAGCTTACTCAGTCTTTAGCTCAAGTATCTGAAAAGTACAAGATACCCGAAGCTGAAATTTTACGAAACGTTATTTCAATGTTGAGTTAATTATGGATTACGGCATAACTAGTTTATCTGCCGAAGAAGCAGGCTGGTGGAAGAAAGCTTCGCCAGCTACTCGCAAAGCTTATATTGAAGCGCATCCAAAGAGCAAGTATGCACAAGGTGTTAGGGCTGGAACTCTATCACTGGATAATTCTTCTAAAGCTAAGCGTAAAGAAATTCAGCTTCCTAAGGCAGAAAGAAAGCAAGCAAAACCTGCGCTACCATCAAAGCCAGAAGTAAAAGAACCCGTTAAGTTAAGTAGACGAGCCAGAGCTAAACAGGCTATTACGGACAGAGCTATTGACGAGCGCGTTTTTCAAAACAAGTATTCAGTCAAACAAGATATACAAGAAAACTATTCCAAGTTTAGACGTAACATACCGCGTATCAAAGACGTAGTAGCTAACAAGTTCTCGCCCCAAGGAAATAAAAACTTCCTATCATTTACCAAGACTTTCGCGCAAGGTAAGTTCAAAGCTAAAGGTGCACCTAAAGAAGAAATGGAAGGCGCTAAGTTAGCTACGCAAGTTCTAAAGTCTATTACTGAAAACATTGTAGGTCAAAAAGGATTGTCTAAGACCAGCAATCGTTTAGTCGATACTGTACTTGGTGCTTTCTTGGGTCCTACCAACTATAAAGAAATTAAACGCTACATGGATGGTAACGGTTTAAGTAGTGTAAGTGCTGCCCGCAAATCCACCAGCGTTAACGACTACAAAACAGAGCTTGAATTATTTCTAGATTCCCTTGCATCCAAAAGGTTTGTATCTCTATCGAATGAAGATGATATAGACGAAATGGCTGACGAGGTTTCTGAGGAAGAAGAGCCAGAAGACGAAGACGAAGACTATGAGCCGCCTGAAGTTAAGGACACTTTAGAAACTTTCATTAATTTGTTTTCTGATTGGTTTAAAGACTTGGACTTAGAGGTACTATCAGTAAAGATTGCCAAAATTCAAGCCATTCAAGAAATGATTGAAGAGGGCTTTTTGCCTACTGAGGAAGAGCTAGAGAAAGAAATGGAAGAAGAGCCTGAGGAAGAACAAGTTCCTTTAGAGCTTGACACAATAGACGGACTAGAATCTGATTCAGCCGTTACTCCTCGTATTTCTTTTCGAGTATGTCCTAAGCAAAAACGTCTAGACTCTAAAGAACGTACACGATTTGACGTTATGTTCGATAATCGTATTATTGGCTGTATCGAGTCTGACCCTGAAATTGACGGTAACGGTAAGAGTCGTCGTAGTTGGAAAGCTAAGCTCTATGAAGGGTTTTCAGAATCTTCTTTTCATACTGGTAGACAAGACACCAAGCCTTACACAATCGTAAAATCTAATCGAGTTGTTTTATTCAATCCAATACGTCAGACGTATGATGAATGCAAACTCTGGATAAAGCATAACTTGAATAAGGATTACCTATGAGTAACTTACCAAGCTTTGACAATATAAAGCTAAACGTAACTAATGACCGAGAATACCCATATAGAAAGCTAGCTAATAGTTTTATTCTTCCTTGGGCTATTCGTAAAACAGCATCTTTAATAAAGATTGTTGATAAGCAAACCCAACAAAAGTTCAATGACGGTACGCATACCAAACGCCGTATGGATATTGTTGACCAAGAAACATTTAGAACTCTTGCAGCGGAATTAAACTTCTTGTACAAAGGACTTATCCGCTTTCCTAGTGAGTTAGACGAAAAAGGTCTGTATAACATTACTGAGTCTATTAAGAAAGTTAACACTGCTTTAAGTAGATTCTCTATGGACGGCATTCAGCCTATTCGCTCTTTCATTGCTAGACTGGAAAAGCTTGTTCTTCAACTTCCAGAATTTGAAGAAGTTGTCGGCTACTACATTGCAGATGACAACGGTAGAAACAACTCACGCCTTGTTTACCAAAGCGTATTCGAAGCAAAGCGTATTAAAAAACCTAACGAGCATATTGTGAAAGCGTATTGTAGATACTGCTCCGATGCTGATGTAGGTGATGTAAGAAGTCACAGAGTAAGCAAAGGAATCTATTCGATTCACTCTAACGATATATGTTTTACGAGGTAGGTCATGAAGATTGATTTAGAAAACGTAATGATACCAAATGAAGAAAATAGCTTTATGAGTTCTTCGTTTGATATCTCTCAAAGAAATATTGCCGCACAACCTACTGAACTAAAAGATGTTGGTAAGTCTAATCGCGTGACACTAAAGCCTAGTATTACTGGTGCTTCTGATAATATTGATATCGATGCAAACGCTTGGCTACCTATGGCTGCTGAGCATTATCAAATCAGTCCTAACTTGCGTGACTACGTAATGGTGCCTGTTCCTGCGGTTATTACAGATATACCAAACACAAATGGTGACTGTCTATCTACTGCCGAAGCATTGCGTTTCCGTCCAGACTTGGGAATGTTAGCTTATAAAACTTGGAAAGGTAAACCTACTCACCAAGAACACGACAACAAAGATATTACCAAAGCTAAAGGTGTTATCTTAGATGTGTACATGAAGTCTATGCCTAACTTTATAGGCAATCATGCGCGTATCATTCAGTTGCTTGCATTTGATAGAACTAAAGACCCTGTGCTTGCTAATCGTATTCTTACCCACGACTTGAATACTTACAGCATTGGTATGTGGTATCAAGCTTATACTTGTGCGTTCTGCGGTCATACGGTATATAAAGAAAACTTACGCCGTGTTTGTTCTCACACTGTAGTTAATAAACCTACATACTTAGAAAACAATCGTCTGGTCTATCGTTACTTACACAACATTACAGGGTTTGAGAATAGCGCGGTAGAAGATCCAGCTTACGTTGCCAATCATCATAATCCAGACCAAGTAATGAGTATTATGAGATAGCCCAAATACCTATATTATATATAATTTTAATATAGCAGGACAAAACACAAAAGAAGTTGTATAGTGTTTATGATATAGTACGCTTACAACTTCTACTTGATTTAAACAGGAAATGACTATGCAACTTACTATCGATTTACAATCAATGTCTGCAACCTCTAAAGGCTACTCAGAAGACGCACGAGGTACGATGTATAATGGTACTTACACTTACGACAGAGCGTACAGTCCTAACAGACCGACCGGGAATTCTCTTCCAGTGAGTAAATTACCTGAACTTACTCAATCTCTATTAAAGGATGGTTGGGATTTTGAAGAAGCTAACTACTTGGCTAAAACGGTAGGCAATTACTCTGTAACTATTTCTAGCTATCCTGAAAAGTCTGATGTACGCGATGCCAACTATTCTCTTCCTCGCTCTGATGGATACTTAATCTCTATCGTAGCTTACAACATAATGCGAGGTGGGGACGAGACTATTGAAATCAAACCTAGCGGTGATGCAAAAAGAGATTTGAAAGCAATCAATGCTAAGCTAAAGAAATTTGCCTAAGATTTAAACTCTCTAGCGAGACTTGCTTTTGGGTTAGGCAAGCTTGTATATGAGTAACAGGAAATACCATGAAAATTAACTTAAACATTCGTAGCGAATCTGCTACTAAAAAACAAATGGCAAACGCTGAAATACTTTTCGGCAAGAACGCAAAGAAAGTATTGCCCACTCTTGAAATGTACAGCAAAGAAAAGATAGTCGATACTGCAGGTCTCGATGCGCTCTTAGGATTCTTAAAATCTGCTGATCCTGAGCGCGTAGAAAAGTTTACCAATGCTAAAGCCAGCATTAACGTAAAAAGCGCTGTTAAAAAGCTGTCAGTTGCTAAACAGTTTCCTACTATCATTGCTGCACTGAAACTTATCAAACCTCTGAAAGGTTACCAGACTAATTCTTCTGGTAAAAAGCAACCGCCAAAAGATATTGAAACTCTTCGTTCTATTAGAAGAGAGCGGGTGGCAAGAATTTCTAATAATAGAGATTCTAGTTACATGGCTTACAACCATAACGGCACTAAGCTTATGAGACAACCTGGAACTAAACAAGAAGCTGAACGCGAAGCACGAGATTATAGTTCTGCTACAGGTAACGGTGCTTACGTTGATAGAGTGTAAATAGGAAATACCATGAAGATTGACGTACTATCTGTCGGTTCGTGGTTTAGACATTTAGGTTCGCCGATGGAATTTGACGGACCTAATTCTAAAGTTACGATTCCAACTCGTGCAGTGTATTGCATTGCACCAAATAAAGGCAGCCTAGTAATAACTCAAGATATGAATACATTCGTTCCTATCTCTGAGAAAGATGCTGAAATGATGGTTGAAAACAGCAAGCCTTATATGGGTAAGATTGACGGTAGAAGTGTTAAGCCCGGTAAGTCTACGTTCAAAGATTCTTTCTCTGAATTGGATTCTGTACCTGATTTAAAGCCTGCTGTCGTTAAGATAAAAAGAGAAGACCCAGACAAAGCTCATGGAAAAATTCCAGGGTCTCAACCTGTGAACTTCGTTAGACTGGATAAACCTAAAATGTTTCCGTCTTTACGTAGTTCAGTAATGCCACCTTCTGATTCCATGTACGATATGGTTGAGAAGTCGTTAGGTTATTTGGGAACGCGCATCCCTTTCAAGTTTCCTATTAAGATAGCTGTCGGTCCTAACTTTGGTACAAGTATTGTTACTCAAACAGACCGAACTAAAGCTAACAAAGATATCTATATAGTAATTGATCCACCTCAGCTTCAACGTTTGTTTGGTTCAATTACAGTCGAACTTCTTGCCCAAGTACTTACTCACGAACTAGCTCACTATGCGTTAAAGAACGTAGTTAGAAACAGTGACCTTATTATGTTCAAACGTCAGATTGCGGCTAAGAAGTTACACAAAGACCAATTCAATCATCCGGGTTATTCATATCCGTGGTGGGACGAAGCCTTTGCTATTCTCTGTGAAGCGATGGTACATGGTAGAAGCGCTCGTGGATTTAGTACTCCTATCGGATGGGAGATAGCTGAGAAATATTTTGTTAATCGTTATCTAAAAGACGGAAACTATACAGGAAGTTATGACTCAGTTTAATTATATGAGGCGCTTATGGCAGATCAGATGGACAAGAAAGCAATAAGCTGTCCTAAAGGCACCTACGCTGTGGTACAAGACGATCTGACAATTAATGTTATTCTTATCGGTCCTTTTTCTATTGATAATGCGTCTGGTGTTATAGAAGCAATCAATCGCATCCTTTCCTGTGACCGTTCATTATATTGGAAGTACTTGATAGACGTAAGTGACCAGACAGTTTCAACTCCAGAGGCAGAAAGTAAGTTTCAAGAGTTCTTGCGATTCCACCACTGGATTAGTACATTGACCGGAAACGTTTGTAAAGTCGCAGTTGTGTTTCGCCCTTCATTAAAAGCTCTTCCAAGAGCGCAGTTGACTCGAATCTTTGATAATTCTGATATTGATTTTAGAATTTTCGAGTCCAAAGAGCAAGCTATAAGTTGGATAGACGCTGCTAACATCGGCGTATAAGGTTAACTATGTTAATATCACTTTCCAGAGTAAATCCTGCTGTTGCTAATAGCTTTGTAAAAATCTTAGCAATGGTAGCATTCTCAGAACAAAAGGGGTTTAAGATGCCCCTTGACGTTTATGCTAATCTAGATGATTGGTATAGCAACGCAATCAAATTCGTTCACGCCTTTGATATAGATGAAGAATCATTTGAAGAGTTGGTGGAGTACTTGAAAGATGGGTACCTAATATGGGACAGCGAGAATATGTTGCAACTCGCTACTAATCTTTCATACTCTATTCGCCAAGCAATGAAAGAATCTATCGCAAATGAACATGCGGTTTCAAGGGCGCAACTAGAAGTCATTCGTAAGTTCAATACTGTGGTAAACAGTAAAGACGAGACTACTAGAAAAAATGCCTTAGACAAGCTTACAGTGCTTGTGTCTGATTTAAACGATACATCTATTGCTCGACACTTCTCGGTTGAGTTAGGTGATCAAGACGAATTAGAAACAAAGCTTAAACGTCTTACATCTTCTATGGGTGGTTTGGATATCGACATTGATGCTGACACCCGTAAGAAATACAAAGACACTGCAAAGCTAAAAGAATACAATCGTCTAAAGCGTGAGCTTAATGCAATTCCCAAAAACTTTGTAATGAATCTCGTTAGACAAAGCGGTAAACCTTATCTTGGTGTACGCACTGTTATAGACGAAATCAAAGCTGCTGGTATTCGCAGACACCCAATTCCAGAAGGCTTCGTTGGATACATTGACGATAAGATGAAGTACTACACTGTACAAGGCAAGATGCTAAATGGTACGCCTGTCGGTGAAGTACAGATGAATCCGAATTACAATCCAAAGAAAGACGATGGATACGTTTGTCAGACTAAAGCACCTATGGCTCAAGGCTGGTCAAACATATACACTGTTGAACACAAAGCTGCTGGTGTTGCAGAGAAGTTTGCGGCTGTTGCTGTATTCGATAAGAAAGCAAATGGTATTCGTAAGCGTTGGTTAGACACTTTCAAATCTGAAGGCATTACTACTCGTACTGGTGTTATTGCTGGTGTGTGCGAGTTAGTATACCAGACTTACGGACGAATAGGTGGTGCTAGTAACTCTACTGATGGTAAACCTACATACGGTATTACTACTCTTCAAGTGGGACACTACTACAAGAAGGGTAGCAATCGTGAGTTGAAGTATCCAGGCAAGAAGAGCCAAGAGCAAAGACATAGACTTGTTACTTCTAATCCCAATCAACGCCTTTTGATTGAAATGTTAGATACTTTAGCCAAAGATAACATTTTGGAAAAAGGAAAACGCAAACCTAAAGTACGTAAAGACAGACTAATTACTTTTAACGGTCGTCCAATATCTGCAAACGTAGTTAACAAGTATCTACGTGAAATAGGTATGCCTCCAAAAGTAACAGTTCACAAATTCCGTACTTTACGTGGAACGCGTTTAGCAAAGAGTATTATTGATAAGTGCCCTCTTTACGAAAGACAGCGTAAGCCTGATGCTAAGCAGGTTAACGAATGGTTGAAGAAAG